TCGTCGTGGGAAACGGCATGATTACTTTACTCGTTGTCTTCCTTGGCTTCACACGGGCCCTGGCGTACAAATCCCTCTTGTTACTTCCGCACCGGTAAAGGGCAAGTTTACTGTTGTGGATTCTGAAGGTCTGAACGCTAATACGATGACCTCTAACAGCGGGTCGGTTGCGGTTCAGTTGGTCGGAAGTGCCGCGCAGTCGTTTGAGTTTTTCTCGCGCGGTACGGCGACGACTGATCTGCATGCGGATCTTACGGAGGCGACCGCTGCAACTATTAACTCACTGCGTCAGGCCTTCCAGATTCAGAAAATCTTCGAACGCGATGCGCGTGGTGGTACGCGCTACACGGAGCTAATTCGTTCGCACTTCGGGGTTACATCGCCCGATGCTCGTTTGCAGCGTCCTGAGTATCTTGGTGGCGGTTCTAGCCCGATTAACGTGCGTCCGGTTGTTCAAACTTCTCCTACAGGCACATATGCTGAAACTCCTCAAGGTAATTTGGCTGCTTATGGTACGGCGACGTTCGCCGGACACGGATTTACGTCATCGTTTACGGAACATTGTCTTATTATCGGAATAATGTCCGTCCGTGCAGACTTGACCTACCAGCAGGGCCTTAACCGGATGTGGTCTCGCAAAACCCGCTTCGATTTCTACTGGCCGGCGTTGTCTCATATTGGTGAACAAGCGGTTCTTCAGAAGGAAATCTTTGCTACTTCGTCGGATGCTGAGAATGAGGTGGTATTCGGTTATCAGGAGCGTTATGCGGAATACAGATATAAACCTTCCCAGATTACAGGTGAGTTTCGCTCGAATTACGCGCAATCGCTTGACTCGTGGCATTTGTCGCAAGACTTCGCTAATGCGCCTGTACTGGACGATGCGTTCATTGTGGAAAATCCACCTATTGACCGTTGTATTGCTGTTCCCACTGAGCCTCATTTCCTGTTTGATTCTTATATCAACATGAAATGTACCCGACCAATGCCCGTTTATGGTGTGCCGGGCCTTATAGACCATTTCTGATATGCTAAATCTCAGCGTGTTTAAGCTGATCGCCCCCTTGTGGGGCTTTCAGTTGACCATTATCCCTGCGCTTATTGCTGGTGCGGCTGCGTTGGCCGGTGGAGCGATTCAAGCGAATTCGGCCCGCAAAAATGCGGCTGCGGCAAATCAAGCCGCTTCTGCCAATACGTTGGATTCTTATCATTACAACCGAATGCTTGCGGAGCAGCAAAGAGGTTGGGAAGAGGGTCAGGCGGCAACGGCGAGGGGCTTTGAATCTGATCAAGCGCTTAGACAGATGGAATTCCAAGATGCCAGTAACGCAAAACAGATGGCCTTCCAATCTCAAGCCGCTGCCCAACAGTTCGAATATGAATCTGTTGGACAAGCCCGTCAAATGCAATTCCAAGAACGATTGGCTAATACTGCTCATCAGCGGGAGATTGCTGACTTACGCGCCGCCGGCCTCAATCCTATATTGTCAGGAACTGGAGGCATGGGAAGCGCTACGCCAGTCGGCGGGGGCACCTCTGCCGGCCTTCCTCAAGGTGCATCCTCCGCCGGAAGTATGGCTCGTGGGACAAAAGGAAGTTCCAGCGCTCCTACGGTCTCTGCGGCTCAGACTTTCCAAGCCCAAGCCTTCGATATCATCTCTCCAGCTATCTCTAGCGCTGTGATGGCTGGTAAGACGGTGGCCGATATTGAAAAAATCCAGGCCGAAACGGTAACCGAAGGTGAGCGCGCCAAAAATCTTGCTCAGAATACAAAACTTCAAAATGCCCAGACGGCTACTGAAGCGTGGGGCCCTGAAAATAAAAAATGGGCGACTGAGCTGCTAAGCGCTCAATTCAACAAAACGCTGTCTGAGAAACACGCCATTGAGATCTGGCAAAGGAAGCTGGTTGAGGCTCAAACGGTAAACTTTTCGGAAACTTCTAAGTTGATTCGTGAGCAGATCATCAGCGCCAAAACAAAGGCTGAGCTTGATGTCGCTTATATGCAGCTTGAGCGGATTATCGGTATGGGCCATGAAGCTACATCCTCTGTTCGTAATCTCTTTCCTCTTAAGGTTAAATAAACATCCTTCTCTTATAGGTCTCTATCATGTCAAAAAAAATCACTAATTACTCTTCTCCATTTCAATCATTACATAATCAATTTCACTCTTATTCTCTTACGTTCCCACCTAACTCTCGGTGGACTAAACAATCATTTAAAGACGAGTGTGATATCAATGTCATCATGTCTCGTTATCTATCTACGGGCGAATTGCCCGATTTATCTCTTATCTCTCCACAGTATCTGGATGTGTCTTCAGGCTTCGATTTTCAATCGATGCAAGATCAAGTCATTGAGGCGCAATCGCTCTTTGATGCGTTGCCTTCTAAAATCCGCTCTCGTTTCGAAAACGATCCCGGTCAGTTCCTGGCCTTTGTCTCTGATCCTCAAAATACCAATGAGCTACGCTCTATGGGTCTACTAAAACCTCTCCCTGATCCGATCCCGCAGCGTAGCGAGGACAGCGGGTCAGGCGACAAGCGGAGCGCGTCAGTCGCCGTCCCTCAATCCTCATCTGAAAATATCTCTTGACAGCTACCCCCGCACAGTTATATACCTTGTTCTTAACTGTGCTAGGTGACACCAAACCATGGAAAACATCTTACTCGGCCTAATTTTTGGCCTCTTTCTCGAAGGGAAATATCATGAAACGCCACGCTATGTCCGGCAAAGCATCACGCGCCCAGTTCTCCCGCACTGCCAGTCGTTCCCACAAAAAGAACTTTGCTGGCAATCCGATGAGGGGCGGCATTCGTCTGTGAACGATGCCATGTCTCAGCCCAATTACTGTCAGCAAGAGGGGTTACGTTGATCTCCGTGTTACCGTCGCCTGTGGCCAGTGCATCGGCTGTCGGGTCGATCGTACCCGCGACTGGGCCACACGAATCGTGCATGAAGCATCTCTGCACGAGCTTAACATCTTCGTTACTCTCACCTACGATGACCAGCACCTTCCGGCTAATGGATCTCTTGTGAAAAAGGACTTTCAAGACTTTATGAAGCGCCTTCGCAAAAAGCACGGTAAGGTTCGTTACTTCGCTGTCGGTGAGTATGGCGACGATCTCGGAAGGCCTCACTATCATGCGATTCTCTTCGGCGTCGACTTTTCGGACAAGCGTCCACATTCGAAAAATGATCGCGGCGATCAACTCTATACATCGGAGCTACTCGATGCCACCTGGGGTAAAGGTCTCTGCAATTACGGTCAAGTCTCTGTCGCGTCAGCTACCTATGTTGCGAAGTACTGTATCAAAAAGGTCAATGGCTCAATGGCTGCTGTCCATTACGGAGACCGCGCAAAGGAATTTGCCGTCATGTCACTCAAACCAGGCATCGGCCAGGGTTGGCTGGACAAATGGAAGGATGACGTTTATCCGTCCGACTTCGTAGTTATCCAGGGCAAAAAGCGGAGTCCTCCCCGCTATTACGACGAACAGCTTGATCCGTTCGTTTTGGAGGACATCAAATCCATCAGGCGCACCAAGGCGCTTAAATATCGCAGTGAGCAAACCCCCGAGCGTCTTAAGGCAAGACAGGCTTGTCTTGAAGCTCGGATTAACTTAAGGAAACCATCTTGAAAAAACAAATTATGTCTGTCAGTGATACTGTGGCCGGTCTGTTCTTCCAGCCGTTTTTCGCTACTAATGTGGATACCGGCATCCGTGATTTTGCTAACGGTGTCCGTGATGGTTCGGCCAAGAATCCTGTGGATCTGATTCTCTTTCACCTGGGCGAGTTTGATGACGAGTCCGGGGTTATTACCCCTATTCACCCGTTGCGGGTTTCTTCTGGCGTTGCCATTCTTAACGGAGACAAATGATGCGGTCTGTAATGAAACACACGTTCAGCCAGGTTCCGAAGGCTGACATACCCCGGTCGACCTTCGACCGTTCTCATGGCTATAAAACGACGTTCGATGCCGGTCTGCTTATTCCGTTCTTGGTCGACGAGGCTTTACCAGGCGATACGTTCTCGACCCGTGTCTCGGCTCTTGCACGGTTGGCGACGCCTATCG